TTACAAAAACAATTCCACAAGTTTTTTCTTGTTTTTCTTTACAGTTTCATCACTTTCTTCAAATACTCCGAATCTATCAAATCCAACAGTTATCATTAAAGCGATAAAGTTTGTACTTATCAGAAGTATTAAATCTTCTGTCTTCGACTTTTCTTCTATGGAATCAAATATTTCTTTTTTGCTTTCACTCTTCAGCTCGCTCCGCAACAAATTCAGATTCTGCCTTCTTTGATAGCCTCTTAATTTCAGCGTGATTGCTGAATTTAAAAATATCAGTGCAAACATTACAATTGCAAACTTCCTACTTCTGTGATATATTTTCATCTTTATCATCCCTCTTCTTGACAAACCCGAACTTTTCCAGCATTAGCTCCAAAAATCCTTTGCTGATTCCGTATCTTTTCTGATTGATCGTTTCCATTACAGCTTCCCCAAAAAATCCCAGCACAGGACTCCAAGGATACAGAAAACCAGCATTGAAATGCCCCACCACTTTGTTAAGAGATAGAGCAATAGCCATTGTCATTCCAGCAACGGCTATACGCTTGATGTACGGTTTTACTGGTTGGTTGTCTATCATTTTCTGTGCAACTACACCAAACAGCACTCCTGAAAAGAAAAGTATGAGAAAAAGTCCGTGATTGTCTATTATTACCTTCAAATCCTCTATCATTGATTATGCTCCTTATATTCCTATCGCTGTTTTTTCTTCTCCAAGTATTTTGTGTATTATTTCATCCACATTTACAGTTTTTTCAAGTGTTTCAGCACCCTTTAGTAGCAAATCCTCAGTAAATCTCTCAATGTCATCAGGAATATATGGATTGTTTATCTCTTGCGCTTTTTTTATAAAATCCTTAAACTTCCCAAAAAAGTTATTCTTAACAGCTTCCAGTTTTTCTATTCCTTTTTTAGCTCCAAAAATTATTTCCTTTTCCAGCACTTCTTTTCTAGTAAAATCTACCAACATTCCTATTAAAATTACTTGTAACTGTTTATCCATTATTATCATCTCCTATTTTTATTATTTTAATTCAATGTGTGGATAATCCTTAAATTTTCGCCAATCTCCACCCCACTCGATATTTATTTTCATTTCTTCTGCAACCTTTTTTAAATGTTCCGCAACCTCTTTATATTTTTTATTGTTATCCCAATCAATGTTTCCTGGAATCGAAGGATCATAAATTGCAAAATCGACAGCATGTCCATATCCATCACTTTTAGCTTGATGATTTGACTTATGCTTATACCCATCGCAATTTGTTACAATTTTGCCAGGTTTTGTCCTTCCTTGACTATATAATTCTTTTTGATATTCTGCCGTTCTCAATCCTTGTACTACCATAAAATCATGTGGACTGCTAGATATCGCCCTCTTAAACAATTCTGAAAGTTTCGGATGAACTCCTTCTAGTCTTTTTAAACTTAATTTACTTAATGCATACATCTACATCACTTCCTTTATTTCTTCAACATTCAATATTATGTTATCTTTTTCAAATTTTACTCCAACAACTTTATATTTTTTACTGTCTAATTCTATTTCTGTGCATATCAATTTTTCTATATTCATTCAAATCGCTTCCTTTTCTTTTATTAATTCCATATTTTTTAAATACTTAAATAGTTTAGATGGATTGAACTGATAACCAACCCTATCTTTTAACGATTTACCTTTATAAGTCAACGTAAATTGTAAAGCATAATCTATTGCATTTAAACAAAACTCACTGCAAAAATACCTATCGTCATCTTGTACCTTATTAGCATAAAAAAACTGTCCTAAAATTCCTAGATAGTCGTATCCTTTGCCTTGCGCTGTTTTAAAAAACTCAATAATATCTTTCGCATCAATATTACTATCTAACTCATAAACATCCATATTTTTTTGAAACTCAAATTTCCTTGTTCTAACTCCACCAGGATTAGACAAAAAAACTTGCCCATTGTAAATAAATTCGGCATGTGAATATCTTCCAAATGTCCACAATGCTATTAAATGTCCTACAAGATATTTAGGTTTGTGAAAACATATATATAGTTTGTCTTTTTCTAATTCCATAATTTCTCCCTCTACACATTTTTATATGCTTTTTCATATTCTTCTTTTGCATTATATTTTTTTAATTCCTCGTCAGTTAGATTTTCCAAATTATGTGTAAGCAATGTTTCTGCAGCCATTGATTTAGTAGTCTGTTCTTGCATTATGTTTGCCATTTTCATCATATCTTGTATAGTTAAATTTACATATTTCTCACTGTTTTCTTTTGTATAAAATTTCCAATTCTCAAAAGTTGTTTTCTTCAATGCTTGGCACATTACGACAATTCTTGTTAAATTTGATTGATCTATACTCCTGTTATTTTGCAAATATGTCACACCATCAACTTCAAATTCAAACGGTGCAATATCACGCTCCGCTCTTAAATCGTATAATTCTTTTTTTATTTCTTCTATTCGTTTGTCTCGATTAAATACAATTTCGCCATTTTTTATAGTTTCATAATTCTGTAATTCTACAACTTTTCCATTCACAAAATATAAATTTGGATTTACTTGTACTTCCTGATATTCTATCTCTTCCACAACATCCCCAACCATTGTTGGAGCTAAAAACGACGCCTCTTTGTTTGTGCTCAAAACTTGTAATGTGTCATTATTGTACATTATTTTTAATGTATCTTTTTTAAATTTTTTCAGTTCTTCATACCATATATTTCCTTTTTCATTGTACATGCCCACATAATTAATTGTATTCCCAAAATCATCTGTCGTACTTTCTTTTTTTATCTCATTTGTTTTAAATATCATTCTTTATCTCTCCTTTTTTATCTATCCCCAAACAGTAACCCAACCACCGTGTCCGAATTGGAATTGTAAACATCTCATGTGGATCGAATCTGGAATAGAATCAGTATTAAAATTATTAACCCCTGTAACTACATAACCCACTCGTTCATTTCCTTGATCCGCTCCACGAATTGCTGCATTTATATATCCTGCCAATCGCATATTACAAACTCTATTTAATTGTGCATCATTTGCTTTATTCCAAGCGTCTTGTGCTAAATTTCTAACATTATTTCTATCGGCATCCATGCTATTCATGCGATTATCTCTTGCAGCCATATCGTGATTATCCATAATTTCGCACCAGTTTCCTCCATTACGATTCGGTACTTTGTAATATGCACGACCACCATTTAGGTGATAAGCTCCCATATAATTTCCAGCTTCATCGTACATATTATGAAACCTTGCACTCCATAAATCAACTCCATTGCTTCTTACAAACTCTGTTGTATTATCTTTCACTCTATATCCTTTCGAGAACGGTACATACGGTGTTAAATCAGGCTTAGGTGACACTTGTTTAATCGTTTGATAATCAATTAGCCCAAAGGTATTTTCCGTTGCCGGTTTCAACAATTTACTTAAATATTTTACTAATGATTTTGCTGTTAATATTTCATCGTTATTAAGAGTTTTTATAAAATCTAAAATCTGTGATTGTAAATTCTTTGCAACCATATTTTGCAATTCATTTGACTGGTTTTCAACAGTATCTAGTGAATGTATTCGAGCTATTCCTTCATTCGTTTCCGTTGCTACATCTGTGTATTTTACCCTCTTAATTAACTCATCATCTATTATTTTATTGTCTTCAACAAAATCAATTCTTTTAGGATATTCATTTCCAAGCCATTGGTTAAGTCCTAAACTTGTTTTATTTATTGCTGGCATACTAAATCACTTCCTTTACTCTTTATATTTTTCTCTATCTTCCCAATTTAAATTTAATGAATCCCAAGAATCCCAAGTTTTATTGTATTTATCAAACTCATCCCAAGTCATATAACTATAAACTATTTTATAACCCAAATGGGCAGGTTTATTTAATTCAATAAAATTAATAAAATTTTTTAAATTGGGCGGCACTCCGTAAATACTTGTAAATCTTATAATAAAATAGTATTCGTTAAACACTTCTGTTATTTCAATTTCTCCATTTACAAATATTCTAGCCTGTTCCTTTAAGTTAGAAGGCGAAAATATTCTCTTTGATAATAAATAATATAAAATTTTATCTCGTCTATCCTGTAGAGTTAAACTAAGGTCAGTTTCTAAATTCATAAATTTTTC